ACGAATTCCTCGCTACATGCTACCAACGTAAAGGTAGACCAGAGTGGTGGTAGAGTATCCTTTGTGTGTGATGCTCTTTCGCCTAACATGTTAACGATGGAACTAGACGGTACTCAAACAGTACATTCTGCAGATCATGGTGGCGATCATAGACCCATGGTTCGTTTAGACGTTGAAATAAACGGCGTTAACCTACAGCACGCATCATTTAACCTTAACGATAGAAGTCAAATGGACTCGCAATTGTTAATCGGCCAGAACATATTGAAAGCAGGTAATTTCATCATCGACGTTAATAAGGGAACTGAAGGTGAAACAGGTAATGCGACAGAACTGCCTGCAGCACCTGTGCCCGAATCCGTTGACAAAGAAGAAAAAATAATGGAAGCTATCCGTGTATTGTCTGAAGCTGATATATCTTTGAGTGACTTGGTTAAGTACCTTAAAACACAAGCGATTATCAGTATCAAGGAGTGATGCATGGGAAACAAATCCCCGTTTTACGTGGTGGAAGAGTTTATTTCACCGCTAATGTGTGAAGATATCGTAGATCGTATCAACTTTACCGTACCCGATACCGACAGGGAGGGGCATGATGTAAAGACCACAAAGACGTCCGACTCAGCAGAAGAGATTCTATTCGAACGGCTACAATTGCTCATGACAGAACTAACGGGCCACTATCAAATGGCTTACAAAGGTACTGAACGGATGCAGTTCGAATGGTTCCCCGAAGGCAGTAAGGGTGACTTCGTTTGTGAGAATAGTGAATTTCTTCGCCGTAAATGGTTACGCACCAAGTCGCGAGATTTAACTGGTATATTATTTTTGAGTGATTACTCATCCAAAATACCATTCGAACAAGAATATGATGTGTATGGTGGAAAGTTAGAATTCGTACAACACAAATTCGGATTCAACCCTCAACGAGGAACGTTAATAGTGTTCCCCAGTGACCCACACTTCATAAACATAACAACACCAATATTAGTTGGTGACTTGTACCAGGTACGCATGCAAATAGCTGCAAAGGTACCTTACTTATACAATCCCCAGGATTTCCCTGGAAACTACACTACGTGGTTTAAAGGACTGTACTAACCTTAATTCTTTGTCTCGTGGAGGACAATACCTATCGCATTGGCAGTGCGATGAATAACCTTTGAAAGGAGATTATGATGAATAATCACACCGCAACTTTATTGACCACTATAGCATTTTTCGCCTTAGTGTTTATGCTCACAGCAATGTCGAGCATGCCACGTAAAATACACGCAGATACACAAATCCAAATCGATACACCACTTCCTACACAGGAAATTCCCTCTGGTGTTCCAGCGTCTCCTCCCGAAACGCTGAAAGCTCGCTATAACCGAGTTATAGCATCAAACCTCAAAAAGGTATACAGCATATCAAAAGCGTTCGGTCACCCCGAAACGATGCAAGCAATACTAATGCAAGAATCGGGTGGTGGAATTTCTCATCCCGTGGGTAACTTGGATTCGCCTATAGGGAAACGGTCTTATGGTATAATGCAAGTGCAAGTCGTGGCTGCACGATCCATATTATCACGGTATCCAGGGATTTTCGATCAATATTTTCCACACCGCAAGTATTCTACTGTAACAGATGAAGAAATCATTGCCCTTTTATTGATGAATGATGAGGCGAACATCCACATCGCCGCTCAACACTTCAACCTTTATTACCGTTTAAGTAACGGCGATTGGCATACTGCCGTGGCTGCTTATAATATGGGAATTGGCAATGCGCTAAAACGAGAAAACCACGGAGAATATCCGTACGTGGTTGAAGTAGAGCGGCGCATACAAGAAGTCATTAAGCCGTTCAACCGCCAACACAAATTACCGTTGACTGTAGCGGGATAACCCGCTATAATTATTAAAAATAACAAAAGGAGAAAACCTATGGCTGATGTAAAGGTATCACGTGGCGCGAACATTCTCGCCAACCCCCAAGAGCGTCAAAAATTCAAATCGGCGCTTGCTTCTGTCACGCACTACTTTGAAATTATTGACCAGCAAAAAGAAGGTATCAAAGAGTCCGTTGCTGAAATATCATCACAGTATGGTGTAGATAAGAAGCTCGTCAGGAAGCTGGCAAATACGATGTACAAGCATAACTACGCCTCGATTCAAGAAGAGAACGAACATTTCTCTACCCTGTATGAAACCATCATCGAGGGCCGGTTACACGGTGTGTCAAACGATCCACTTGATAAAGACGCAGCATAACAAAAAGCTCCTTCGGGAGCTTTTTTATTACCCCTTTGTTGACTCTTTAACGTTCGTAGCGTATAGTAATTGTCGGTATAGAAGGAGAAACAATGGGATATATTTCAGCAGCAACAATAAACGATAATGTTATCGTGTGGGAACGTGACGAGCTCGGCCAACGAATAGAACAACCATATAGCGCAGAGTATTATTTCTATTACGACGACCCCAAGGGTAAATACACAACAATATACGACACCCCAGTATCAAAGCGTACATTTAAAAACGGAGCTGATTACCGAGATGAAAAGGCTAAGTTTGAACGCGAGGGTATTCGAACATGGGAAAGTGACTTTAGCCCAGAAATTCGAATACTATCTAACCATTACTACGGCAAACCAGCCCCAAAACTAAACATCACCTTTCTGGATATCGAAGTAGATTATGATAAGGACCTCGGTTTTGCATCTGTGTATAACCCATATGCACCTGTTAATTCCGTTTCTATTTTTCATTATCATACTAACCGCTTAGTTGTATTCTGTGTTCCACCAACGGACGATTGGACCGAGGAACGGCTGCTTACAGAACTAAACGCCGAGGTACCAGTACCTACTAACTGTACATTCGATCTATTCCTATGTAAAGACGAAAAGATGCTGTTACTAGGTCTCCTCGAAGAGATCCAAGACAGCGACCTTGTATGCGGTTGGAATAGCGAATTCTTTGATTTCCCGTACATCTACCGCCGTGTCGAAATTACTCTCGGCAAAGCATATATCAACAAACTTAGCTTTCCACGCGCTCGCAGAATCAACCTTGTCGAGAAAGAAGTACCCAGATTCGGCCAAGACGTTAAAACGTTAAAACTCGAAGTTAATGGATGCGGTCGCATGTTTTCTGATTACATGGAACTCTACCGCAAGTACGAATTTGGTGAGCGATCTTCATATAAACTAGCATCCATCGCAGATATTGTTTTGGTTGATGAAAAAACTGGTCAACCGTCTCTTCCAAAATTGGAATACAATGGAACTCTATTTGATCTGTACCGTAACGATTTTGCTTTCTTCGTTCGATACAACATCCGAGACACTGAAATTCTTAGAGGGTTTGAGGATAAACTGGCGTACGTCGAATTAGCCAACCAGATGTACCATTTATCTACAGCGTTATACCAACACGTGTCAGGTACGTTAAAGCTGGCAGAATTTGCCATTGTTAATCACTGCCATCACAAGCTCAAGCGGGTTGTACCAAACGTAAGAACCCCCGACGTTGATCAACAGATTGACGGAGCTATGGTACTAGAACCAAAAATTGGTCTCCATGAGATGCTTGGGTCTATTGATATCAACTCTCTATACCCATCAGCTATACGCAGTATTAACATTTCACCAGAAACGTTAAGAGGACAATTCGTTGAAAAGGTAACAGCGACGGAATGTATTCGCTCAATATTCGATCCAGAATCGATGGAGCGAGCTCTAACTCTAATGCTTGAGGATGGTACAAAGTTAGTAAAAACTGCAGCGGGTACGGCACAGTATTCGACCAAACCGTGCCCGGTATCATTCCAACAATTCTTGCTGAGTGGTACGCCATGCGTAAGGAATACCAAGCAAAGAAGAAGGGAGCTGCTACACCCGAGGAAGCCGATTACTTTGATCGCCTACAATATGTGTTCAAGATCAAGTTGAACTCCTTATACGGAGCACTAACAAACTTGTACTTCAGGTTCTATGACCTGCGTATGGGTGAAAGCACTACCGGTACAGGTCGTATGATTTTACGGCATCAGTGTTCTAAAACCAACGAAGTGTTAACGGGTGAGTACGATCCTACAGGTGAGGCGATCATATATGGTGATACTGACTCCACTTACTTTAAAACGTACGCCACCACAGCCGAGCAAGCCATCAAGATAGCGGACGCCGTTGCTGCAAAGGTAAATGATTCCTATCCTGAGTTTATGAGAACATCGTTCCTGTGTACTCCAGGATACGATAACATTATCAAGGCCGGCAGGGAAATCGTGTCAGACCGTGGGATATTCGTTGAAAAGAAACGTTACATATTGCACGTTGCTGATAAAGAAGGTAAGCGGACTGATGAGCTGAAGGTAATGGGACTTGATACTAAAAAGACAAGCCTACCAAAAGTCGTTGGTGAAAAACTCAATGGGTTTATTGAGGCTTACTTAAAAGGTGAAGATTGGGATACCATTGCATTGCAAATCATTCAATACAAGGACGATTTACGTAACAGTGAGAACATTCTTGATATTGGGTTACCTCGTGGTATTAAGAACGTGGACAAGTATACCACCGAGTACGAAGTCAATGGTGATAATGCGCGTTTACCCGGACACGTGGCCGCTGCCATACATTACAACCTAACCGTTAAAAAGTATAACGATAAAGATAGTGTTCCTATAACATCAGGTATGAAAATTAAAGTGTTCTACTTAAAGGGTAACCATGGTAAGTTTAAAAGTATCGCCATACCAACCGATACAACAGTAGCCCCGCCGTGGTTCCTGAAGGACTTCACTGTTGATTATGATGCTCACATAGAGCGACTTGTCGACAATCCCCTGGCAAATATTATCAAGGCCATTGGAAAAGAAGTTCCAACACCCCACCTGATGCGCTTGCATACAGCCTGGGAATTCTAGTAGACTAATAAAGAGGAGATTATATGAAAATTGACCCAATAGAATTAGAGCACGTTAAACGTGTCGTTAAATGCGCCACTAACGCAAAAATAGACAATTTGGTTATAGAGCCAGGGAAGATCCGTGGTATCGACGACGACCAAACTATTATCCTGTTTCACACTGAAGATGTACCCCAATTTTCTTTCGGTTCTTTAGGGTTAAACCGCATCAGTACATTTGTTGCTCGATTCGACTTAGCCGCTAATATATCAGGCACAGAAGTTTCCGTGGAAACAGAAACCGATAAGAATGGGCAACTATTCGCCCGTGCACTAAACATTAAAGGCAAGGGAATAAAGATTGACTACCGATGTGCTAATCCTGCTGTAATTAGAGCACCAAGGAAATTCGTTGATATAGTTACCTACCACGTCGACATGTCCCCGGATGTATTGTTCTTTATGACGAAAGGACAATCAGCTATGGCATCAAAAGAGGTTACATTGACGTGTAAAAATTCCGTAACTATGTTTACCATCACAGATGTTAATGGTGATGAGCTTCAGTATGAATTCCCCCTTAATGCGAAGGATATAAATAACCCCGCAAATAAAAGCGTGGAATTCACGTACTCTTATTCATTGACTACACTTCTACCACTGCTTAAAAACGTTCCTGATCAACCGTTCTGCATAACAGCACCAACGGGAATGATCAAACTCACGATCGATGGATTCGACGTGTATATCATGCCAGTGAGATAACCATGTTCAAAAAATTAAAGAAATCGATGCAAA